TCACTGCCAGTGCATTTGTTGCTGGCCTGATGACGTCGGGTGCGGTGCCGCTGGTACTACTACTCCCGGCGATACAATAAAGCGCTCGACCGTTTCGGTGGTCACAAACGTCGCGCTGCAGTTGATGTTTGTGCACTGGTGATACCGCTCTTTGGTCGTGTCGGTAAAATAGCGACTTGTGCGGGCGTGAGCGGCAAAATGGCATTTTGGACAGTGAAACATGGCGAGCACCTCATTTATTTTCCGATGCGCTAATTTTACCCACTTTACCTTATATAACAAACATATAAAAACAAATCACTGAGTTAATTCTTCGCTTTCGTACTCCACATCCGAAACCTTAACCTCAAGCTCTAAGCCCGTCGTGTAGCCGTTGCTGTTGAGGTTATGCACCACCCGGCTGATTATCCACGCCTGATCGTCTATGACGCGCTTAAACCCTTTCACCGCGACTGGCGTTTCAGGAAATAAATCTGCCCGGCCAATTGCCAGCGAGATTGAAAACTCCGCAACGCCGCGCTGCAGTTTGTCCCACTTCGCCTGAGCGGCGCGCATGGCCTGCGCCTTAGTCGCGTAGATGGTCGTAAGCTCCAGCACGTTGTCAGCCTCACCGGCCATATACTCACCCTCGCGCGCTTCCTGCTCTTTTTTGGCTTTGGCATTCGCCGGTGCTTTGGTCGCTTTCGGGTGCTGCAGCGCGCGGAGGTGTTGCTCTTTGGGCTTTCTCTTGAGCTTCACCTTTTGCTTTTGCGGCTTCGGGTCTTTGGTGTGCAGCCACTTTGCCGTAACGCCGGTGTAGGCTTCCCGGTCAGCAATGGCAAACTGATGACGATCGCCGTCCCCGCGTTCAAGCGTCATTTGCGGAATGGGCTTACCGCTGGCCGTCTTACCGCTTCCGGCTTTCAGGAATAACAATTTCCCCGCTTTTACCGAAACCGCCGCCCCGTTCCGGTCAGCCAGACGGGACAGAAACACCGCGTCGGATTCCTGCGACTGGTCAATGTGAGGTACGGCGACGGCTTTCAGCGTGTCGGCCATGCTGGCCGTCAGCTTATTGCGTGCCGCAATCGTCTCCACAATTTGCCCGAGCGTGGTGTCATGCCATGACTGTTCCCGGCGAGAGTTCAGCGTCCCGCGAAAATCGGCGCTTCTCGCCCGGATGGTCAGCGTATCAGGTGCGCCCTTGTGCTCGATTTCATCGACCGTGAACGTCCCTTTTTTTATCAGCGCTGCACCCTGCCAGCCTAACCACAGTGTCAGGGATGCTCCGCGTGGCGGCATTGCTATCTGGCCGTCAGTGTCATCGAGCTCGATATCGAGCTGGTCGGCCTCGAATCCGCGATTGTCGGTCATGGTCAGGCTGATAAGGCGGTCACTAAAATCCTGGGTGATATCGTCGTTATCGAGCTTGAGCATAAACGCCGGGGCAATCTTCGCCCCGGCCTGAATATCCATTCCTGTAATCATCCTGCCAGCCCTCCCAGCCAGTCACCGGCAGACGAGACCAGATTGTCGGCCTGCGCTTTCAGGTCGCCATAAATGGCCGCCAGCGATTTATCGACCCGTTTAAGCGAAAGGCTAAACTCGATTTTTTTCGCTGCCCCGTCGCTGAATAACTCGGTGTGCGTGTGCGTCACTTTGTCGATGACATACATGCCGTGGATCATGCCCGTTCCGTCAATCAGCGGCCACGCGCGCCCCTCGTCTGCCATCAGCTCGATGGCGGTCAGTGAAAGACGCCCGCCGGTAATTTCGGGATAGAGGACGCCCGACAGCGTGCGCGTGGTTTCCCCTTCCCCGAGATACTGGTAAGCCGGTGGCTTGCCGATACGGTCGTTTGACGCCCAGCGGTAATCCTTCGAATACTGCATAGACTGATAGGGCAGCGTGCGGCGCTCAAACACAAACAAACCTAAAACCATTAACATGCTTTATCCCCCTCAGTCATGACGCATACTTGAGCGCTGACGCGCACGGTTTTCACGGTCGAGTTTATCGACAGCCTCGCGGAGCTGCCGGTCAAGGTCGCTGCCCGGCGCGATGCCACCATTCAGGTTGATGTTGTATTCAGGCTTGCTCTGGTCGACGTAAGTCTTACCAGTGGGTACCGTTACCGGCTGATATGCCTGATAACCGCCATATACTGAGGTTGCCGGAATATAAGACCCATTTTGCGAGCCGGTGGCGGCACTGGCTTTAGCGGCCTTCTGGTCAAGGTCGCTCGATTCTTTATTGATAACCCCGAGCTTTTCCAGTAACCAGTTAACGCCGGTACGCAATGTATTAAAGCTTTTGAGCGGTAACATCAGCGCTTCGGCCAGCATCTTACCGAACATCACACCCGCATTTTTGCAGCTGTCGAGCGTCTCCTGCGTCGACTTAACCGGTGCGATCAGGTCTTTAAACCACTGCCACGCCGCTTTAAGTTTGTCACCCAGCCAGTCAAAAACCGGCTTTAACGGTTCGAATAACTCCACTACAGGGGCAAAAGCCTGCTTTATCCCCTCCATTACGCCTGAGAAAAATGCGCTTATTGGCTCCCAGTATTTGCGGATGAGCAGCGCACCGGCGATGATGGCAACGCCAATAGCCACAATCGGCCAGGTAAGCGCCCCGAGCACAGAGACAATGGCCGCCCCCATTGCGGCCAGATTTGCACCGAGAACACCGGCAGCGGCCATAATCACGTTGAAACCCGTTACTACCGGCCACGCTATCAGGCCAATCCCGCCCAGCACGCCAATCAGCGCCAGCCCACCACCTGCAATTAACCCGATGGTTGACGCAAGTGTTTTGTTATTGGTGATCCAGCCGTCGAGCTTTAAAACATATTTCGTGGCGGTTTTAGTGAGCTCACGCAGTGAGCCCTCCTGCTGGTCAAACAGGTCAGTACCGACGGCCTCATAGGCTGACTGAAATTCTTTGAAGTCGCCTCCGAGGTTGTCCTGCATGATTTTGACCAGCTCAGCGGTTTTCCCGTCCGAGGCTTTAAACGCCGCCGTGAGCTGGTCGAGCTTGCCGCTTGAGGCCGCGGTCATCAGTACCGCCGCCGCCGAGCTAGCTTCCTCACCAAAGATGGTTTTCATGTACTCGCCTTTCTGGCTTGTTCCGAGATTGTTTTTCTCAAAACTGCGCTGCATTTCTTTCAGAATGGCGAATATCGGGCGCGTGTTGCCCTTGCTGTCAGACGTTTTAACGCCGAGCTCTTTGATAGCCTCGTATGCCTTACCGGTCGGAGCCTGCAGGCGGCTCAGGACGGCACGGCTGCCCGTCCCCGCCATCGAGCCGGTGATTTTGGCGTCATGTAGCGCGCCGACCATTGCGGCGGTCTGCTCGATGCTGACCCCGGCATTTTTTGCCACCGGCGCAGCATAGGTCAGCGCGTCGCTCAGCCCGTCAAAGTCAGCGGCCGTTTTGTTCATCGTCATCGACAGCACGTCGCCGATGTGTGCGATCTGGTCGTTTGACATCTGAAACGCGGATTTCATACCCGTCAGCAGCGCGGCGTTTTCTTCCATTGAGCGACGGTTAGACAGCGCCATATTCAGCGTGACCGGCGTCGCCGCCTGAATCGCTGCCGCATCCCCGCCGCTTTTCGCAATGATAATCTGCGCGCTGGCCGCATCATCTGCAGAGGCAGCGGTATTGTCCCCGAGCTGGCGTGCCTGTTTGCGCAGCGCCTCCATTTCGGGTGACTGTTTATCGACGCCGAGCACGGCCTGCAGCTCAGAGTTTTTCTGTGCAAAGTCATAACCGGGCGTAAGTAATTTGACTCCGGCTATTGTTCCCGCCGTGGCGATACCGACGCCCGCCGCGCCTGCCGCTGCAGCGCCTCCGGCAAGGGATTTACCGGCCTGATAACGCTCTTTAATGCGACTCAGTCGCGCCTGCTGCTGGCTGACCCGCGCCAGTGCCTCGCGCTGCCGGTTAAGCTGAGCGGTCGTTTCACTGATGCTGGTTTTCAGTCGGCGCTCATCCGCTGACAGGGTGCGGGTATTTATCCCGGCCTGCGCGAGCTCGGTGCGCTGGCGCTGTACCGACTGCCTGAGGCTGTTGTATTTGAGCTGCAGGTCAGCGGCGGATTTCTTTGCCGCCTCCATCGCGCGCGCCTGCGCGGTAGTGGGGTTCTGCGTGTTTTTAAACTGCACGGCCAGCGCGGCGGCTTCCTGTTTGGCCTTGTTAAGCGACTGGCTTGTCACGGCAAGCTGTGCGCTCGCTTTCCTGAATCCGTCAATTCGGCCAGCCTGCGCATTCAGATCGCGCAGGCTGTTTTGAGAAGTGCGGATGTCGCCGGCAAGGGTCTTGCTGGCAGTCTGGATAGCTTTGAGCGGTCGGCTTGCCCGGTCTACTGCGTTCAGCAGTACCTCAAGTTTGACGTTATTGCTCATGGTGGTGTCCGCTTCGCTGCAGCGCCTTTTCGCGCCATGTGATGAGCTCGGTCACGCTCAGGGAATTCAGCTCTGATGGCGGCCAGTGAAATATCACCGCGATATCCGCCATCAGGTCATCGACCGAAAGGTTGTCCGGGAAGGTCAGCGAGCCGAAGATGGCGACAAAAAACCGACCACCTTACCGGCGAGTAAAATCAGGTCTGACGCTTCCAGACGCATGACCTCGGGCTCGGTCAGCGCCGGGTATGTCATGCGCGGCAGCACTTTAATCAGCGCGTCGACGTCAGAGTTTGCCAGCGAGGCCAGACTCACGCCGCGCAGGGTTCCGGCGTTGGGCTTGGTCACGGTCACCTGTTCGATTTTTTGCTCACCGCGCATGATTGGATTATCGAGGATCACAATATTCGGGTTTTCGGTTTCGGTGGTGGCGGTTTCGTTGATGTTTTCCATGATGTTGCTCTCTTTGAATGTGAGTAAGTGACCGGCCAGCCTGGCTGACCGGTTAACGGGTTACAGGCCAATCGCCCGGCGGTGCTCAGCGAGACGGTCGACGCCGTCGACTTTCATCACCATGTTGACGACGTCAATCTCGATGACCTCTTTGCCGTCAATCGTGAGCTGGTAGTACGAGCACTCGGTCGCGATTTTGGTCGTGCCGCTTTCGCCCTGTTTGTTTTCGCCGCCGTCGTACTCCTTGTGACGGCCACGCATGACCACCTCAACGGCAGAAATTTCGCCGGTGTCATCGCGCTGGAATGAGCCGGTGAAGCGCAGCGGCACGCTGTCGGCACCCGGTGACGCGTACTGCGCCCACAGCGCGACGTCAGGCAGGCCGCCCAGCGTCCACTCAAGCGACAGCGCATCGTCGTCGAGGCCGAGGTCAATCGACACCGAGCCCGGCATCCCGCCGCCGCGATACTTCTCAAGCTTGCGGGTCAGCTTTGGCAGGGTGACGGATTCAACGACGCCCATGTAGCTGAGACCGTCGTTAAACATGTTTAGGTATTTCAGTTTGCGTGGTAACGCCATGCGCTGAGCTCCTTAGCTGTTGACCGAGTCTGACAGGTCTGCCAGATAGGTATCGGTGATGCGCTGGCGCAGGGTCAGGTTTTCCAGCGGCGGGACGGGGGTGTAGTCGTAATCGATATACAGCTTCCCGGCTTTGAGGGTTTCCACGCTGTTTGACTCCGGGTCGTACCAGCAGGAGCCGTCAACGATATAGCCGTTATTTTTCAGCTCGCGGTATTTGGCATTGATACCGGCGACGATGTCGCGGATAAGCGTTGCGGAAACGGGCTTATCCATCGCCCACGCGTGCGCCTCAGCCATCGTGTCGGCCAGCACCTGCGCCGTGCGGGTGTAGTTTTCAAAAACGAATAACGGATCGTCCGAGCAGGTGCGGTTACCCCAAAACTTAAAGCCGTCGTTGCGGATGAGCGTTGTCACTCCGGCTTGATTAAGCAGGTTGGCGTCGGTGGCCTGCTCCTGCAAATCCCATGAGACCGAGGCACTGACGCCGGTGACGCCATTTACACCCACGTTAGACAGCGTTTTGTGCCAGCCGATAGTCTGGTCGATTCTGGCACGCAGGCCGAGCGCGCGGGCGGTCGCCCATGCAATATCGGTTTCGTTCGCCGTGGTGTCCCATGCCAGAAAATCAGGGTGAATGACCATCAGCTCGCGCTGGCTGAAATTCTCACGGTATTTGATGGCGTCGGAAATGGTCTTGCAGCCCCACGCGCTCACGTAGCCAAACGCGCGCATGCTCTGGCAGGTCGACGCGAGCGCGGTCGCCACTTCCTGCGTATCCAGTCCCGGCACGCCGAGAATGCGCGGCTTAACGCCGGTGACGGTTTTCGCCGTTAACAGCGCTTTCAGCCCGGTGTATTTGCCGTTTTCGTCGGTCGTGCCGATGATGTTGGAAATGGTTTCTTTCTGCGCCGCTTCCGGGTCTGACGGGTCGTCGGTACCTTCGGGAACGCGCACCACCACAATGACCGGCTTGCACTGGTCGGCGATGGCCTGCAGGGATTTTGACAGCGTGCCTTTTTTACCGGCTTTACCGATAGCCGTTTGCACGCTGGTAATCAGCACCGGCTCGTTAAGGGGAAACGTCTTGTCGTCAGCATCGCTGGCCGTGCAGACCATGCCGATGATGGCCGTCGAGACGGTGGAAATGGTGCGCGTGCCATCATTAATCTCGATGACCTCGACGCCGTGATGATAGTCGCCCATCTGTTTAACTCCGTGGTTAAGGGGTGCGACTATTTTCTGTTGTGTGTCGCGCAGGCGCGATGCAATGCCGTTGGTGGAGGGATAACACAACATACAAAAAAGCCCTCCGTGTGGAGGGCTTCGTTTATTCTGGTCTTTCCGGCCATTCAATATCCGGTGCCGCAGAGGTGTCGATCGCGTTTATAGACTGAATGTATTTCATCCAAGCAATCAGGCTGGCCTTGTCGTCGTCGCTGATGATGCCGAGCTGCAGCTCAGTCTGCCACAGGCTGATAGCGCTTTGCGCCTTATTCAGCAGCGCGGATTTTTTCTGTTCTGCCTCCTTAATCTGACCGTTTTTCTGCGCGTCCTTATCCGTGACCCATTCGCTACCGTTCCAGCGGTCATAGGGGGTCGACGGTGCGATCGTAGTTACGCCGACGGCATAGTCACCGGGCGCGGTAATGTTGACCGGTTGACCGGTTTTCGTGACATAAACCGTCTCACCGCGATGGTCTGCGACATACTCCCACCCGTCAAGACTGGCCGCGCGACACACCGCGAAACCCTCCTTTTTTTCGACCGGTGCATCGGTGCAGGAATTAGCAGGAATCCCCACGCCCAGCGCCAGAAACTCGACAGAGGACGTCAGATATTCGCGGGTTTCACCGTCATAGTTATAAACGGTCATGTCACCGGCTTTTATGGTAATGCCCTGTTTATTCAGCGTCGCTTTCGCCATTATGCCGCCCTCACGATGTAGTTAAATGCAACGTTGCGTGGGCGAGCGCCAAATGATGACTTTTGCCCAGTAATTGTTGAAATTATCCCTGACGTGCTTATGTGTGACCATGACGGACTGTTGTCGACAACGCTGTCGAAATCACTCAGGGCTATGTATAGAGTTCCATCAGAATAACCACCGGGGAACATCCCAACCCCTGAGCCAAACTGAGCGGATAATAGCGCTCGTCCATTATCTATCCCGCGCCCGTCATCCCACCCTCGCAAAAACTCACTGCGCAAGTCAGGCAATTTACCGGATGGATAAGCGACAGCCAGCTTTGGATATTTCGCCTTGTCAAAAACAGCGCCGTTGCATTTAAGCCAGCCCTCAGGCGGTGTTGCCTGTGGCCACGGCAGCGGAAAACCAACCGGAATATATTTATCAATATCCGCCGTTTTGAGGTATTGCGGATGCGGGTCAGCAGCGGCGAGGTGTGCGGCCAGCAGATTATCGGCATAGGCTTTCACCTCGATAGCCTTATCCTCGACATACTGCCGCGTTGCCAGCACTACCGACGGGTCGATTTTCAGGGTAATCGCCGACGTGCTCGACACAATCAGAATCATGCGAATGGTCTGCGTGCGGCCGCTCCCCTCCTGCAGCTGCGGTTTGTAGGTCTCCGGGCAGTTTGCCACGGCAATCAGAATCCCCTCATCATCGTAGAGGCCAATCTCGCGGATCCAGAAACCGCCCTCATTCTCGGGAATAATCTGTTCCGCGATAATCTGGCTGGTATTGGCCGGGTCAACGTTCAGCAGGTTCAGCGGTGCGATGCGCTTCTGATTTATTAGCTTCGTCTGCGCCGGATCAGGGGTCGGCAGTGTACCATTCGCATCACCGACGGCCATCTGCGTCAGGTTTAGTCTGGTACCGAGTGCCGCTGCGTTCGCCAGCCGCGCCGCGCCCTGATTGGTCAGAATGGCAAAATATTTTGCGGTCATGCGTTCACTCTCAGGTTATCAATTAAATGGATGGCCGAGGCCGGGTAATATTCACCGCCGACGACAATTTCCTCGGGGGTGTAGGGGTAAACGGTGAGCGCGTCGCCGTCGTAGCATCCCGCGCCGACATACAGCTCGCCGGTCGCACTCAGGCTGATAGCCAGCCCGGTGAGGTGGCGGCTTGCCGGTTTGGCGTCCTCAATAAGCCGCTCAAGCTCCTGATACATTTCGTCAGTGATGCCACTGTCGAGCACGCCGACAACGAGGCGGAAGGTGCCTGGCGCCTCATTGAGTTGCCACCACTCGCGCACCTCAATCAGAAAGCCGAGCGGCTCGACCACCCGACGCAATGCGCTGATGGTGCCTTTGTGCTGATGGACGAAAAACGACGACGCGCAGACGCTGCGCTTTGTCGCCTCCGGCCACTTCTCATCCCACCTGTCGACTGACAGCGCCCATGCCAGATACGGCAGCAGGTTTACCGGGCAGGTGCGCCAGTTCCACAGGGTACGCAGCGGTACCGGCACGCGCTGAATGTCAGAGAGCGCGGCAGCGGCGGCGACCTCCAGCGGCGACGAGCCAACGGGTAACAGCCGGTCACTCATCCGAGCCCCCGATAGTTATCTGGTACTCGGTACAGTTCGACGCCTGCGACTTACTCAGCACAATGTCGGCCTGCGGTGATGCCAGCTCGACACGCTGCACCCCCTCAACATGCAGCGCCGCGTAAATGGCTGACAGCCTGATATCACGCCCGAGGCGGTGCTGCGCGCTGATATAGCTCTGAAGCCTCTGCTCTGATGCCTGCCTGATGGGCTCAGATTCGGGACCGGGGTAAACGTAGAGCGTCGCGTCAATCTGGTACGGCACAATCTCGGCTGACTGGACGGTCACCCGATCAGCTACCGGTCGCACATCTTCGGCGTTCAGTGCTTTTTCAACGATTGCCAGTAACTCAGGGCTTGCTGTGCCGTCACCCTCTCGGGATAGCACGGTAATCGTCACGCAAGCTGGCGACGGGCTGGCGACCGAAACGTCAGCGACCCGTCCGTCAGCGCTTCGACCGTGATACTCATATGCGCCGACCGGACCCGCTACGCTTAAACCCTCAAAAGCTTGTTGTGTGCGCAGTCGCAGGTCAGTATCGGATTCCATAACGGCAGGCGTTGGCGGTATGGTGGTGTCATCCGCCGGGGTGATGGTCAGGCGTTCGGTATTATTGTTTCCGGCCACGACATCGAGGTCGTTACCGGCGGAGTAGGCCAGCGTCACCGCCTGTGCGGCTTCGTTCACCCGCTGGCGCCAGATAACTTCACGGTAGGCGTTTTCCTGCAGCAGCTTCACAATCGGCTCTGACTCAAGTGCCAGCGTCCGGGCGATAGCCTCCTGCTGATTTTCGGGATAAAGCGAAATTAGCGTCGAAATGCGTTCGGCAAGAATGGTTTCAAAGTCCAGTTCTTCCACCACATCGGGAACGGGTAACTGATTCAGGTCAACGGTTGCCATAGTGATTAGCTCAGTGGAATGGTGATGGAAAATGGCTGGCCGCCGGTCGAACGGGTGCCGGTGATGTCGACATACAGCCCGCCGTCGGTCTCCGACCGTTCAAAGGTAATGGTCGAGAGGTCTACGCGTGGCTCCCACTTCTGGATCGCGGAATAGCACGCGGCCATAATCTGCAGGCGCAGCGCCGGGGTCTGCGGCTGGTCAATCATCTGCGACAGGAGCGAGCCATATTCACGGCGCATGACGCGCGAGCCAACCGGCGTGACCAGAATGTCGCGCACGCTTTGCCGGATATGCTCAACCTCAGAGATACTGAGGCCGGTCTGATTGTTCATTCCCAGATAACGCACCGTCATTGCGTCCCCTTAGTCCAGCTTCCGCCGCTCTGAACGTTGCCGTGCGCGTGGTTATCCACCTGCACGCCGTTTGATTTCAGTGTCCCGCCGGTGTGCTCGATGTTCCCGCGCATGGTGCCGCCTTTCTTCACTTCGAGCGTGCCGGTCGTCAGCTTGTTGGTGCACACCACCTCCGGCGTATCGAGCGTGATGCGGCTCGATGCTTTCACCAGCACCACCGGAACGGTGGCCGTGATGGAGCCCGACGCAGTGACGTCGGCGGTTTTGATGCCAGATACGGTGAGCGCGCCGTTTTCGGGCTCGTACTCAATAACCGCCCCGTCAGGAAAGGAAACATGAAGCGCATCAGGGGAGGCAGACGGCGCGGGATGGTCATCCGAGAGAATACCGGGCAGCACAAACGCTGTATCAAGCTCGCCGCCGATCGCCAGCAAAAGCACCTGCTCGCCAACGGACGGAGCCCACCATACGCGCGAGCGACCGGCGCGGCAGGTTAGCCAGTTCAGCCAGGTGGTTTCCATGCCGCCGGTCTGGACACGACAAAGCCCCTCGTCGTGGTCGACGTCGGTCACGATGCCGGTGCGGATAAGGTTGCGGATCGCGCGTGCGATGTCCTGCAGAGAATTTAGATTGTTCATGAGGAAAGAATGCCGCTGGGTAAGGCCAGCGGCAATACAGTTTACTTTGGTAGTGCTTGGCACAACTAACATGCCAATAAATGTATTGCTTATGTAAGCTATCTAGTCGTTAATAAATACTGAAAAGCATTTTTCATCTTTAATTAACCGTTCCCCATCCCAAAAAGAAACGTACATATAATGAAGGCCTTTATATGATGACTCTTCCCAGTGCTTTGCGAAATAGCGCCCTTCTGAATACTTAGCTATCTCGAAATCTTCATGATTACCATTATCTTCTGTCTTGGCAGCCTCATCACCTGTATTGACCACCCTAAACTTGAAGCGAGGGTTTGAATAACCATTAGATGAATAAAAATATCCTTTAAAAGATATCCCCATTCCTTTTTTAATCACTCTAGAACATGGATAATATTCATCATCAGAGATATCATCCTTATGAGCTTTCAAACTTGCTCTAACCTCCAAATCCCCTGCACTATCAGAGGTTGGCAATAGCTTGGAATAACACTCTTTATTCAATACATACTGTCTATAATTAATTGGCTTACGATCAGCGTCTAGATAATTTGGTGTTATATACTTCAATCCAACTTGCTCACCATCTTTAATTTTTGTTTTAATGTATAACTGTGTTTCATCAAAGCCCAACAGTTTTGCCAGACTATCGCCAAGCATTATAGAGTTCCGAGGTGCTTTCTGTTGTAATTTTGCCGCAACATCAACAAAAAAAGAAGTAGCAGTAACCTCCTGGCTTTCCATATATCCGTACTTACCCCACACTACATCTTCATCCGCACCATAATCTATTCCTATTCTAATACCTAAATTCTCATCCACACCTAACTCATTTAACCTAGGAATAACAACGTCCTCAAACATCTGTATCAAATACGTCGCACAATTAATTGCATCTACAGCACTATCAGCGACTCTTCCATTTTTTTTGTAATCTTCGCTTCTAAAGAATGCCATAACGGCATCCCCCATTATTCTATGTACATGCCCATCAAATGAATTAACTGTTTCAATTGCACACCTGATGATGTCATTCTTAATCTTAAACACAATATCAGGAGAGAATATGACACCAAGTTTTGTGGATCCAATAATATCCATAAACAATGTTACTGAATATCCATTTCTCAACTCACCTTCCATCATATCTATAAAATCCGGATGACATCCAAAAGTAGGCATTAGCTTTCCATGTTTACCGAATTTATTTCTTACTTTCTCTTTCACTCCATAACTCTGAGTTTCAGCACTGACCTGTAAACTTTCAAGACCAGCCACACTCTTGATAAAATTATAACTTCCCCTAGAGCTCTCAGCACCCACTATAGAATCCATTGCAGATTCCATTGTGACATTACTACGCTGTCGAGACTTGGAATCAGATATTGTTTTATCTAAACTTCTTCCAAGATTGGAGTAAATGTTTTCGATCGACATAAAATCCCTCTTAACAATTTGTTAGAACAATCATGAAAATTGAAAAGCAAAGCACATAAAAAGCAGCTTTTATGAAAGTTATAGCTGTAATCTGTCTTTCATACTTTGACACTAATGCTTTAGAAAGATTATGATTTAGAGCCATTAATTGATTTAATAACTCCAGATCACTGTCTTCTCTAAAATTTTTTTTATAACTCTCAAGATCATCATAATTAGCAGCAATATCCACAAATGAAAAAGTATTTCTTCTTGCACTAGCATTAATATAAGGCGTAACACCATTTAATGAAGATAAAACGGATAAACCCAATAAAACAATGACAATAACAAATAATAATGACAGGATGATTCTATCCTCCTCAACTGTCACCATATCCATTATTTTTGTGTAATTCGTCGTCAAGGCAACAATTATAGCTGATGCTAAACTAAGTAAAATTGTAGATTTAGTATTTGCGGAGTTTAAATAAGAATCAGTACGAATGATAATTTTTATCATTAGATCGATTTTTTTATTTAAATCCACTTGATTTTCTTTTCCAAGCTTTCTCAAAATGATTTCTACCATGGGATTATTCCGATATGTGATTAATGATCGTATTTAAGATGATGTCAACATCTTCATGTGTGTATCCCAGGAGAACACGTTCCGGATATATGAGGTCTCTAGCAAATGGATTTGGCCGGTCTTTTAATCCGTACTGATGAATGCGCGCAATGCGCTGCACCTTGCCAGTGAATGCCACCACCGCGCTGTTTTCACGGCCACTGGATTTCATGTACCGGTTTGTGCGGAGCTTCTGGAACATCGCCCGTTTAATCCGCCCGGTCTTAGCCCTGAGAGGCTGACGCTTTCGCGCCTGATAGGGGGAGCCGTCCGGGGCTTTTTGCAGCTTGATTCGTTGCTGTTGGGACTTGCGCAGCTCCTTTGCTATCTCCCCGGCCAGCTTACGGCGCGCGGCTGGCGACAGGGCAGCTATCAGACCATTGAGCCTGTCATCAAAGGGCTTAAATTCACTCATCCCATTTACTCGCCAGCTCCCCGTCAAGATAGAGCTCTTTTGGTGGGGTTACTGGTTCCGGCAGCGGCGGCTCAAGGGCATAGCTCACATGCAGCGCGCCGTTTTCCTCCCTGATAATGGTGCGCTCGGTGAGCTGCAGGCTGATGCTGATATCGACGCTGTCCCCGTCGTTCAAATCCATCTGGAAACGGTATCCTTTTTTGCGGCCGTCATCGAGCGTGCAGATATCCGGCTGGTTTTCCCTGAGCCACGCAGCCACCGGCACGAAAATCAGGTCAGGGTCGCCCACAAAGTCACACACGATCACGTTCAGGGTATAAATTTTCTCATGCGACAGCGAGGCCGCGAGACGCGCATCGATATTCCCCTCATCGGCAAAGATGCGCATCATTTCGGGGTTTGTTTCAAGCTGCGGAACGGCTTTAATCAGCGCTTCGCGCAGGCTGCGTGCTTTCTTCATCGAGTTTATCCTGACAGTCTTTAACGGTTTCAACCTGCAGCGCGCAGGCGGCGAGCGCGTGCTCAAGCCTGCGAATGTCGGCGCTCAGGTCGCCATTAGTGGCCGGGTCGCTTCCCGGCATCGGGCAATAGCTCACCTTCGGGCAGGCGCTGTAAACAATGACCGGCGGAGGCACAGGCGGCGCGGGTGTGCAGCCGACGCACAACATCAGGCAGCTCAGCGCTATACCAGCGGCGTAACGTTTCATTCTCATTTATTAGCCTCGTAATGGTTTCTTCACGTCGCACGGCCATCGCACCGGCGGCCAGCACTTCGCCGCGTAAACTGACCTGCGCGGTTTCATTTCGCCTGGCAATTCCCTGCGAAACGGAAAGCTGATTTTTCAGCATTCCGATCGTGGTTTTTTGCTCCGTGGCGACCCTGTTCGCCCGTTCAAACGAGCGCGTCAGGTTGCCGTTTTCATGACGCTGCCAGAGCACAACCGCAATAAGCGCGGCCAGTAAAAACAACATCACTTTCATTGAATCCCCCTCAGGCAGTAAGCACGCTCGCGCGCGCGACGATTTTCCAGCCCCTTGTTAATTTCGCCATTCACGTAAACCCAGCGGGGGAGCTGGTCGCACACCTGCCACCATTGATGACGCTTGATATAGGCGACCATCGTCGACCGGCAGGCCGCACCGGTTCCCACGTTGAATGAGAAGCTGACCAGCGCGTCGTAAATGTGCTGCGGCATTTCCACCGGTACGCAGACTGCGAGACGCTTCTCGACGTTCATCACATCCGCGACAAGGTTCGCCGCCGCCTGTCGCTCGGTGATTTCCCCTTTCGGCACGACGCCTGCAGTGTGGCCGATGCCCGACGTCCACACTCCCGCGCTGCACTGGTAAGGCGTCAGGCGACAACCTTCGAGGTCGGCAATCAGCGCCAGCCCCCCGGGCGAGGTGTTAAGCAGACGAAAGTCAGGCATCAGCGCTGCCAGCGCCAGCACGGCGGCCACACTGCATTTTTTAACGATTGATTTCACGAATAGCCCCTTTATCGAGTCCGAGCGATGTCAGATAGAGGTACGTCTTGCGCTTAAACCAGTAGTTCGTCAGCGAGGTAAAAATGGCGCATCCGCCGCCCACGTAAAGCGCCATCTTTTCGGGGGACATTGCCCCGACATACGCCAGCCCCACCGCCAGCCAGTAGGCGATGAACGTGGTGATTTTTTCCATACTCAGTCCCATAGATTCACCGTTTCGGTTCTGGCCGCGCTCTCGGTCTCGGGCAGCTCTACTGCCGTGCCGTGCGGCAGAATGACGCCGAGCTCGGACAGGCCGGGATTCGCCTCCAGGACGGTTTCGACCACGCCCTCGGTGCGCCCGTAATACCGGGCACAAATCGCGTCGAGGGTGTCGCCCTGCAGCGCATACGCTTTCATCAGATTTGCCCCACAATGCAGCGCGCTTTGTCCTGGATGCGCGCCACAGACCAGCGCATATCCCGCCACATTTCATCGATAGTGCTGTCGATGCTGTCGGCTTTTTTGTCGCCTTTGGCGGTCGCATCCACGCCGCGAAAACGCTCATAAAGCGTGGCCGTCGTCATTGAGCACACGGCGTTGAAGTAGTGGAAAACGCGCACGCTCTCGCCGTCGAGCTTGTCGGTCGGGACATCCGCCAGCGTGGGGTAACCGGCATCGAGCTGAATTTCGCGCCAGTCGCTCAGCTCCGCGTTAGTCTCCGCAATGGCGGTCTTAATCGCCCGGCGCAGGCGAACGGGGGAAACGGTCTGCTCCAGTCGCATTTCTTCCCGCACGCGCTTCGGATCAACGTCAGGAAAAAACGGGGTGTTTTTTATTACCGGCTCGCTCACGCCCGGCGGCGGTATCACCACGCCCGGCACATCCTGCGGCTCTTTGTTTGGCTCAATAATCAGCGTCGTCATGACAACCTCGGGTAATGGGTGGGCGGTGGACGCCGGTCGCAGTCAGGGCAATTGATACCCGCATTGACCGACGTGCCGCCCGGCTCGGGGAGCGCTCGGTTAACCAGCGGCTTTTGCCGCCTTTGGTGGACGCCCGCGCCGTGCCTCCGTTTTAGCGGCAGGTTTGCGCGTGCGTGGTTGAGTCGTTTTGGTTTTCGGTGCCGGTTCGGGTTTTGGCCTGAGCTGGCGCTCTAGCTGCTCAATATCTTTTCGAACGCCGATGGTGCTCTCTAACTGGATCGCACGCTGCAGGTGCACCAGCGCCTCCGGCAGTTGCTCCGCATCACGCAGCACGTAGCCGGTGATTTTGTGCAGCTTCGCGCGCACGATGTCGGGCATATCCGCGCGCTCGGTCAGCGCGAGGGTGTCGAGCAGGTTCGACAGTTCGACCGGCTGTTTCGCACCGCGCAGGCGTTGCGCGGCCAGTGCCACCTCTTCGGCCAGAAGGTAAGGCGTCGGACGTCGACCTGTCGGCATGGTCAGGCCGTAGGTCATGGCATAACGGGCAATTTCCAGCGCCCCGGCGATATCGTCAGCATCGAGACGCCAGAGCATCACCGTCATGACGATGTCATCCTGCGCGCCTTTGCCGTTTTCGAGGACGCCAGCGACCCACGGCAGATAGAACGGCAGAAGCTCGCGCTTTTTGTCTGCCTTGCGCTCATTGGATCGGATTTGTTTCAGAGTGCGGTTGTCTGCGGCCAGCTTAACGAGCATCTGCTCATAGGCAGTTGCATTGCGCAGCGGGACGGCAGCCCGCTGCGCTGTTTCAGAGGCCGAGACCCGCATCATGTGACGCGCTGCGGGACTCGTCATGGCTTACTCTCCGCTTTCCGGTGCTGCAGGTGCGGTGAAGTCACCGAGCTTGATGTTTTCAATCAGGCAACCGGCGGCGTAAGCCTCGACCACATAGTCAACATTCATTGACTCGTAGTTTTCGATGCGGTCTTTCTTCGGGTTTTCGATGATGCTGCGGCGGTGCGCGTCATCCATAAAGTAGATAGACAGGTTGTCGAGACGCGTCACCATCAGCCCATCTGCCGGGAAGTAAGGCACGCGCACGGCTGGCAGGTTGCCGATTCGCTTCTGGCTGATGATGATGTCAGCGGCCAGCGACTCGGTGTTTGCCTGCTCTTTGTTGACGATCGGGAAATATTTATCCGCCATCAGCTTACGGCCAGTGATGACAACCAGCTCCGGGTCATCCTGATAAATCTCGTCAATCAGGTTGCCGGTGGCATCCATGACCAGCGCGTCGAGGTTCGCATAGTCGCCGTTTTTACCCACGCGGATCACGTCGGTAATTACCGCTCCGTCCTCGTCTGTGATTTTGGACATCACGCGCGCTGGCGCTTCATTGTGGTACTTCTGCAGCCAGCCGGTCGCCACATCCTGCAGCATCGGATTCTTTTTGCGGTCGGACGTCGCCGCACGCTCGATGCCGTTGAATCCGGCCATGATGAAATCGAGCGACTGGCGCTTGATAATCGCGTCACGAATACGGGTCTGGAAGTCCTGGAATCGCGCCCACAGGTCGAGCTGTTTGTAGCGGATATGGAAGTCAAAGTTAATCTGCGCGCACTCGTATTTATTGGACTCCAGCGCGGTGAAATCAGCGGTTTTACGCTCATCGTCACCAGCGGTGTCGGCAGTGCTGGCAATCGTACCGTTAACGCCGACCCCGACTTTTTCGCCTTTCAGCTCGTCGACCGGCACGATGTTGATTTTGGTCAGAAACGCGGATGACATCTGCAGGGTGGTCATCAGGGTTTGCGTGACCGACGGCTCGACGGTGAATTTCTTCGCCACGTCATCGGTGGAAATACCGTTCAGCTCCGCGACGCGGGTCAGGTAGGCATTAAATTTGAAGCGGGTATCTTTACGCATGGTTTTTCCTGTTCGGGTAAAAGGGTTCAGGCCGGGCAACGCACCCGGCGCGTTATCAGCAGTTGGTCAGCAGCTCGTCGCCCGTACCGCCTTTTGAAAGCTCGCGGCGCGGCTGTCGCTGGCTTTCGGTGCTGTCGAGGGAGCTTTTGAGGGAGGTAAACGCCTGCGCGTTTTCATCGACTTTGCTGGTCATGTCCCGCTTAAGCTGCGCAAAAGCGGTCTCCAGCTCGGTGACGCGCTTGTCGGTAGCGTTGAGATTGGTTTGCACCTGCTCGGTGACGGTGGTCACCGCCTCATGCACATCGGCGAAACGGGCGTCATCGCTGGCCTGCTTACGGCCAAAAATGGCTCTGACCTTATCGGTCAGGCTGTTGAGCATGGTGTCGGGGACATCTTCAAACTCCAGCTCAGCCAGTGAGGCCACAGAAAAAACGTCGTCCGGCTGGTCTTTTTTACCGGCGAGCGGGTTCTGCGTGGCGCGGCTGCAGAATTCGAGGTATTCGGTGCCGAGGCTTGCCGGGTCATCGGTGACGGCCAAGCCAACGAGGTAACACTTGCCGCTGTTGGCAAAGTTCGGGCGGATCTCCATGGAGGTGTAAACCTTCTGCCCGGCCTTAACCATGCTGACCAGCTCGTCGAGCGGCTGGATTTTGCCGAACAGCGCTTTTTTGCCATCAAGCGCAGAGCCATCGCTGATAATCTCCGCCTTAAGCTCGGTCACATCGCCATAGCGTTTAAACGGGCTGTCAGGCATCAGCCCCCGGATATGTTCGAGGTTAATGCGACAGCCGTAGACGCGCGGGTCGAACGTGTCGGCCATATCCTGAATATCATCGCCGCTGATGACGCGGCCATCGCAGGTGTCACCCTCGACGCCGATGCGAAACCATTTAGAAACTTTCTTTGCCATTTTTCAGGTGTCCTGATGTTGGGTTTTCGGGTCGGGGTTAGTTTCCCGACTCTGACCCGTATCAGCCACCGCTTACGATCTGATTAGATCTGACACAACAGGCACTTAGCGCGAATAACCCCCTATTTCCTTAGCCTTGCCACGTCACACCAAAAGCGAGGCAAGCATGACCATTTCAACTGACCTTTCTCTGTTAAATGACCCGCGACGACAGGCGCGGCTGTTGTACTGGCAGGGGTTCGCCGTGCCGCAAATCTGCGACATGCTTCAGCTCAAGCGCCCGACCGTGCAGAGCTGGAAACAGCGGGATGGATGGGAAGAAACCGCGCCGATTAACCGCGTGGAATCGACATTAGAGGCGCGGCTTATCCAGCTCTACGCTAAGCCAGACCTGACCGCGCATGACTTCAAAGTCGCTGATTTTTTGTCGCGCCAGATGGAGCGGCTCGCACGCATTAACCGCTACGGCCAGACCGGAAACGAGGTGGATTTAAACCCCAATATCGCCAGCCGTAACAAAGGGGATCGCAAAAAGCCGAAACGCAATTTCTTCAGTGATGAAGCGATTGAAAAGCTGGAAGAGATTTTCTTCGACCAGTCGTTTGACTATCAGCTCCGCTGGCATAAAGCGGGGTTAGAGCACCGCATCCGCCACATCCTGAAATCGCGACAGATTGGCGCGACGTTCTACTTTGCGCGCGAGTCCCTGCTGCGCGCACTTAAGACCGGGCAAAACCAGATATTTTTGTCGGCCAGTAAAACGCAGGCTTACGTTTTCCGTAAGTACATCATCGCCTTTGCCCGTCTGGTTGACGTCGACCTGTCAGGCGACCCGATCGTCATCGGCAACAATGGCGCTGAGCTGATTTTTCTCGGTACCAATTCCAACACCGCGCAGAGCCACAACGGTGACCTGTATGTCGATGAAATTTTCTGGATCCCCAATTTTCAGAAGCTGCGCAAAGTCGCCTCGGGCATGGCCTCGCAGTCTCACCTGCGCACGACCTATTTTTCGACCCCGTCGACGCTGGCGCATGGCGCTTACCCGTTCTGGTCAGGCGAGCTGTTTAACCGTGGCCGCAGCAACCGCGACGAGCGTGTTGACATCGATATCAGTCATCAGGCGCTTGCCGGTGGCATGTTATGCGGGGACGGCCAGTGGCGGCAGATAGTCACCATTGAGGACGCGCTCGCCGGTGGCTGCACCCTGTTTAACCTCGACCAGCTTAAGCAGGAAAACAGTGCGGATGACTTCCGTAACCTGTTTATGTGCGAGTTCGTCGACGATAAGGCGTCGGTATTCCCGTTCGAGGAGCTGCAGCGCTGCATGGTCGATGCGATGGAAGAATGGGAGGACTTCGAGCCCTTCGCCGACCGTCCGTTTAACTGGCGTCCTGTCTGGATTGGCTACGACCCGTCACACACCGGCGACAGCGCCGGGTGTGCGGTACTGGCTCCGCCGCTGGTTGCCGGTGGCAAGTTCCGCATCCTTGAGCGTCATCAGTGGAAAGGCATGGACTTTGCCGCGCAGGCCGAGGCCATCCGCGCGCTGACCGAGAAATACACCGTCGACTATATCGGCATCGATGCGACCGGCATCGGTCAGGGTGTTTACCAGCTCGTGCGCTCATTCTTCCCGGCAGCGCGCGCCATCCGCTACACGCCGGAAATGAAAACCGCAATGGTGCTAAAAGCGAAAGACACCATCAGGCGCGGGTGTCTGGAATATGACGCCGGTGCGACCGACATCACCCAGTCATTTATGGCAATCCGCAAAACCATGACCAGCAGCGGCCGCAGCGCCACCTATGAAGCCAGCCGCAGCGAGGAAGCCAGCCACGCGGATATCGCGTGGGCGACCATGCACGCCCTGTTAAACGAGCCGCTTTCCGCCGGTAGCGGTATGCAATCAGCCTCCATTCTGGATATTAACTAAGATGAAAAAACGCCAAAAGAAACAGCCCAAACAGACCAGCATGACCGCCAGCGCGCCGCAGAAAATGGAGGCATTCACATTTGGCGAGCCGTCACCCGTTCTGGATCGCCGCGACATCCTCGACTATGTCGAGTGCATCAATAACGGCAAATGGTACGAGCCGCCGGTCAACTTCTCGGGACTGGCAAAAAGCCTGCGCGCAGCCGTACACCACAGCTCCCCGATTTACGTCAAGCGCAACATTCTGACCAGCACCTTTATCCCGCACCCGTTGCTGTCGCGTCAGGACTTCAGCCGCCTTGTGCTCGATTATCTGGTGTTTGCCAACGGCTACCTTGAAAAGCGCATGAGCGTGACCGGCCAGCTCATGAAGCTTGAAACCTCACCGGCCAAATACACCCGCCGCGGTGTTGAGGATGGCGTTTACTGGTACGTGTCGGACTACACGCACCCGCACCAGTTCGCACCCGGTTCGGTGTGCCATTTGCTTGAGCCCGATATCAATCAGGAGCTCTACGGGATGCCGGAATACCTTAGCGCGCTCAATTCCGCCTGGCTGAATGAATCCGCCACGCTGTTTCGTCGCAAGTATTACCAGAACGGCGCGCACGCGGGTTACATCATGTACGTGACCGACGCGGCGCAAAGCAGCACCGACGTTGAGGCGCTGCGCTCCGCGATGCGCGACTCGAAAGGGCTCGGGAATTTCAAAAACCTGTTTTTCTACGCCCCGAACGGGAAACCGGACGGCATTAAGATCGTGCCGCTGAGTGAAGTCGCCACGAAGGATGATTTTTTTAACATCAAGAAGGTGAGCGCCGCTGACCTGCTCGATGCGCACCGCGTGCCGTTCCAGCTCATGGGCGGCAAGCCTGAAAATATCGGCTCGATGGGCGATATCGAGAAGGTGGCGCGGGTATTTGTGCGTAACGAGCTGACGCCGCTGCAGGAGCGTTTCAAAGAGATAAACGACTGGCTCGGAATGGAGGTGATCCGCTTTAAGGATTACAACATCGAGACCGACTAAACCCGCCCAAAATGCCGCCTCCGGGCGGCACACCCTCAGAGCAAGCCAGGCGCCACACACGCGACGCAAGCGCCCCGACATCACCTTGACCAACTTCACATCACAGCGAGCCAGCATGACGCGCACAGACGCGCAAAATAAATCCCGTCACCTCGTCTGGCGCGCAGTGCTATCCCCGCCTCGCCTGCGCGCTTAACGGGTCGCTTTTGATGCAGTTGCATTATCATCCCTAAGAAGCATCAACACTGGCAAAGCGCGGCGTGAACAGTCAGGTGTGACGCATGCAAAATCATGCGTCCCTTAGATGCATTGCTTATTTTGGCTCAATTTGTATTTTATAGTTTGTAAAGTCAGCTTTCGCTATCATAATTCCAATATGATTTTTTTGAGCAAAATTCTCGATGAAAACTCGCATATCTCCAGTTAATCGCTCACCGATTATCACTGCATCTATGCAGCATTCTTTCAACGGAACGGCGAATCCCGGCAGTTGTTCGTAAACATGCTCACCTTTAAGGTATTTTAAACTCCTAACCTCTTTTTCATCTTTCCAATCAGTATGCTTAATCAGAGCGAAACCACCATCTATAGTAATCCGTTCACCGCGCATTCTCTCAAGCAAATGCTTATAAATATTGATTGTGGGTGCCTCACTCCTATAAATCACATCAGAAAATTCAACGTCAGAATTCTTAAGTCTCTCCTTGTTATACGCAAAACATATTCCTTTCATACCATTACCGTAATACCCCCACATTAGCCTGCTATCATATCTTTGTGTAAAGCAAGCAGTCGCCACATTCTTCTGAAACTCCTTTAATAGACCAAACGCGAAACTATCACCCCAATGGTGGTTTATAAATTTGTATACTTCCTCCATATCATCATAATAAAAACACCTTTCTATTTCCTCTCTGTACTCCTCAAGAAATTTCGATTCCTTAATGATAGTAGCCACATCAGATTTACTAAGTTGTCTCAACGCTTCTTTATCGAAGTTAAAAAACATCTCAAACGGATCATTAAGCCCGCTGATTTTTGAGTGCCAGATTTCATTATTAACAAGCTCACTTATTGTATTGATGTTATCACCTCGAAATCGAAAGAGGTGAGTTTCGGCCGATAAAGTCATAATGACTCCCTTTGAAAACAATGAAAAGAAAGACTCTAACCCTTCACGAGCTTGTTGTTCAACCACTATAGAGTTGAGTTCAGGTTTAAAATCGGGCGGAGTTTACTTGCTTTTGTTTTGGCGGACTTGGTAACCCCCCGTGCCGGTGTAAACACTCGATCTTGAGGTCACAAATTCTTCTCTAATCGTAAGCGGAGAATCCCGGCCATTCCTCAGCAATCCCGTAAATAAATTTTTTATCGCCATAAATCACTGTTGCTCCTCGCGCCAGCGCGTCAACCTCCCACCGTTCCGGAATTATCCCTTCCCGAGCCAAATCGAAACGAATTTTTGCGATGAGTTCCCTTTCTGGTTTCGTCATCCTAGCTGATGGCGCTTGCTCGCAGGTTTTGAGTGGCGCATTGCTTCTTTGCTGCCGATTTTTGCGCGGTGCGCCAGCTTTTAACGCCCCGTTAAGCACCTTCACGACGTCCGGCTCATTCCAGCCGAGAACCCCGCGCTCAATCAGATTTAACACCGCTGCGGCTTGCTCAGACGGTGTTGGTGTCATAACTGGATTGCCACAGCCGGTGAGCTTTCCACAGTTATTGACAGGACTCCGAGGCGCGGCAGAGCCGCTTTTTAAGGTCAAAGGCTCAACGGCCAAAACCTTTGGAACGATGCGCCATTCGGCTGTTCGGGTTACATGAACACGGTGAGCCCCGAGATGAGGGGCATAAATACCGACCACCCTCTCGATATCTTCTTCGTACTCATTAACCTCATCCGTCACCTTACGGGCGACCCTGACGGCCTGAGCATCACGCGGCATGTTTGCCCCGCCCTGCGCGATGATATACCGCTCAAAGTCACCCTCATCTGCAGCTGCTCGCGCGGCCTCGACCCTGTCGTCAAACTCGCAGGCAATACTCACCCCACGCGGCAGTTTGCGCAGTTCCCGGTAAGCGCCCATCGTCGGGAGACCAATCGGTTTAAACTGAGGGATACGCCATGTTGACGCCCAAGCGGTGACGGCTGCGGCAGTATCTTTCAGAGGCTTGCCTGTGTCGTGATCGAGCTGGCCGTCGAGCGCGTAACCGTCGATATTTTTTGCAATGTATTTAGCGATATAACCCGCCGCTCCGCCCTGATTAAGATGACGGGATTCAAAGCGCTGTTTTGCCGCGCCCTTTTCGTGTCCGTCCTCTTTGAGGGCATAACGACGCATAATTTCGTTGATGGCTTTACGCTGACCGGGTTTGCAAAACAGCATCATGTGCCAGTGTGGCGTTCCGTCGTGGTGCGGCTCGACAACGCGCATCCCGTAAACCTCTAAATCGTTATCCTTGAACGCGGTACGCATCAGGCTCCAGATTCGGCAGAGATAGCGCTGGCCGTCTTTGGGGGTAAATGCGGTGTCGTTCCAGCCATGATTGAGCTGTACCGTTTTGCTTTCGCCTTTGCCAACTTGACGGGTTGGGTGATACTTCGAGGGTGTGGTCAGCGTGATAAACATCCCCACGTCACCCACACTGGCCGCGTAGCGCTCAATCCCGGCGATAGTATTCATCAGCTCCATGCGGCGTATTTCAGGGTTAGAAATGCTGCCCATGACCTTACTGATGAGATCGATACGTTCGCCGGTGACTTTGTTTTCCAGCTCGCAGGATTTCAGGTATTCGAGATTAGCCAGGCGGCGCGCGTGAACATCGCGGATCGCCATTTTACTTGCGTAAGGTGAACGGTCTTTGTTGACCTCACCTGCTGCGATGAGCAGCGCTTCACGCCAGCGCATCCGCTGAGCCTTGAGCTGGTTGCCCCACCACTCGTCTTTAATAAGTCGTGAAATAGCGGAAAATGCCATGCGGATCGTCATCTGACCCTTACGGTATTTTTTCCAGTACATAGGGGTGATGTTAAATGCGCGAGCAATACCGGCCACTTGCCCGTATAGGTGCGACTGAGCTTCATCGGTGAAAAGTGTCTCTTTCCCGCCGTGAGCCTCCGCCCATGCGTCGCTTAACTCCTCATATTTGCTCCAGAGCTGAGAGGCAATTCTGGCAGCAAATTTCCTGAGCTCTTTGTCGTTCAGATCCGGCAGGCGTGCATATTCATCCCGCGCAGACAGAAAACCAATCGAGGCGGATTCATTCATCCCGCACAGCTCATTAACACGCTCAAGACGCGGCAGCAGCTTGCGCTCAAACGTGTTTTTAAGGAAATACAGCCCACCCAAAGGGCTCTTTTTACGGCGGATGAAGTTATAACGCGATGTAAACAGCGTTTGCAGGAAAAACGGCAAACGGTCAATACGGTTTAAAACACCTTGCACCTGACGGAGTTCGGCACGTGTAAGGGGTCTGTCGCGGCCAATGGCCTCTTTGGTGACGTTATTCCAGGGATAAGCACCAACGAATGAATCACTGGTGCCCTTCAAAACTGGTGGTGGTGGCGAGGGGGCAACACGCCCCCGAGGTTCGTTGGACATATTATTTAAAAGCGTCCAGACATTGCTTCCCCATGCGTTCAATCCGAGCTTCCAGAGCTGAGAAGCCGGTAAGATCGCTGGTCAAAAGATCATGCAAAACCAAGCCTGAGATAAGCTTAGGGATAGTTGGGTAGTAACCCACAACATCTAACCATTCCTTACCTTCATTCTTCCCAGATGTAGCGGTCTTTTTTTCCTGCAAAATGAATTGATAGCGGTCACTGGTGATGACGAATTGGTTATTAATCTCGATGTGTATGCTCATTTTTGCTTCCTGTTAACAGTGGTTAACCAGCTCTACCGAAAATTGAGTTGTGTAACTTTTCCGACTCCTGGCCTAATAACTCAATAATCTCGGTGCGATTAAGTTCTGACTTACTGATGTACGCGATAAGCCCATCAAACTGAGAAGAGAAACGAGTCGCCAAGTCGCGCTGTGCCTCGCTTACTGCCTGCGCCAGATGTGCCGAATACATCCCCCGCTGCGCTGTATTTTGTTTTTGCATTTGCCTATCTCCGGGCAAAAGGAGTCCCCACGCTGTATGGCGCGTAATAAAACGAATCCAGATTAATTAATGTAAATACTGCTCAGGTTTTACCGAGGTTAAAATAGTTGGTGCGTACTCAAAAAGGCTGAACAGCTCTCGCAGAGCGCGCAAAAGTTTGTCACGCCAATAACAGTCCTCTTCATTTAAACGCCAGTGCGGCATCATAAATTCCTGTTCTGTCAGTCCCGCATGAAGGAACAATGAGCGCCTTTGGCTAACGGTCAGGCGACTGATGAAAGTTGCTTTTGACGAGCCAATTTGGCGGTGCCGGGCAAATGCAGTTCTCAATTCATCAAGCGCACAAACAAGACGCTCACGATCGGCTTCAGCCATTTCCTCTAAGCGCATCACAGAGTGGCGCTGTTTTAATTGAGCGTGGAAACAAACCGTAAGACGCTCCCGCTCCATCATCTGATTGTAAAAATCGCAAGTGTCCTGCCAGCGAGGCTGAGCCAGATACTTGCAGACCAGACCGCGAAGCGCTGTTGGTTGTTTCTGGATCACGTCCAGTGTCATTACCGTCATAACCACAGTCCTCTCTTTTTGACCAGGCGACGAAGCTTCTCGATAACGCCCGGCTTTCGGGTTCGGATGATTATGCCCTTGCGGCCGCGACCGTGAGTGATGGTGAAGTTGATCGGATTAGGGTTTTCTCTTCGAAGCAACTGTGCAATACAGCGAGGCTCTTTCAT